TCGCAGCGACAACATCGTCACGCACATTTGCGCTGATGTCGCGCATCGGCGAAGACTTCTCCTGGATCACTCGTGACAGCGACTTGACACCGCTATCAGACAGGAAGTACACATCTGAGCCAGTGGCTACCACAGAGTCTCGTGCAAAGCAGCCAACACCTGTGATCGTGTCTTGCAGCGTCAGTCCGGCAGGGTCTTGAGCGTTAGCGTAGATCAGAATCTGCCTACGACCAAAGACGATCAGGAAGCCGTTGTGGGCAGCTAAAGCAATGATTTCATCAGCACCAGCAGGCCAGATTTCTGCAATGTCTAAGGTTCCAGCAGTTCCAGTAGACAGGACAAAACCACTGAGTAGATCAGAAAACTGAATAGTTGTTTTGTTACTGGTGTTATTGGCTGACCATGTACGACCATAAGCACTGATAACGCAATTATTATTACTGACAGTTCCAACATATCCGGTCTTCTCCGACACCCTGCGATAAGTTGTAGTTGACACAGCAGGATCAAAGATCAGAGGAGCATGTCCAGACTGGTACATGTACAGGATGCCATTCAGAGCAGCCATCTGCCAGTTGCTGTCAGTGATCGTCGGAGCAGTTCCTCCGCCACCGTAGGTCAGCATCGTCAGTGTACCACCGTTAAGCCTGAACAGCTTGTTGTTACCGGCAGCAATCGTGTACGAAGTACCGTCAGCAGCAATCAACTCACCGATAGCCTTGACAGCATTTGAGCCTAAGTCAGTGTTGGTCGCATGCGTAGGACTCCAGCCTTTACGAGCACCGATACGACCAAACTTGTCAATCACACAATTCGTAGCAACAGTAGCAAAGCCTGATTCAAGTGAAACCACCGAGTCCTGCGTGTTAAGGCCGTAGAAACCCGGAGCAGCGATAGAAGTGGTTAACAGCTTTGCTACCATTATACACTCGTCCAGGTTACTTGTTCATCGTACCGGTTAGCTTCAAGAGCAATAGCGTCTGACAGTGCAAGACGATACTTCTGATATAATTCACTGAAAGACTGTCCACCGTCTTCACCTCGTTCAGCAACAGCGTTAGCGTATGCTAACATCTGCACCAAGTGAGGAGGGACTTTAACCAAGTCACCGTTGGAAGACAGGTCAGTCTGAGGAATGTTCAGATTAAACCGGAGAGAATAGACCGCATCAGGCTGTGGCCAGACACGGACAACATTGTCGTCGTTGCTTACACCGTCAAAGGCATAGTAGATCGGAGCAGCATTCTGGACATCAGCGAGATAATACTGTGTATCCAACCAGTCAGGAGACACCTGATACATTGGGACATCTTCAGTCTCGTTCATAACCATGTCAACCTTAAACCGTTGACCAGAACCTGTCAATGTGTATGCCTGTTGTCCAGAGACAGTAGGTACGACAATCGTTTGACTTAAAGCATTCCATGAGTAGGCGTCTTCAATCTCACGCTTTGCGTCATTGATTAAGACACCAATCAAAGAACTGTAAGGAGTATCACCAACAGATGAAACTTCTGTTTCCCTAAGTCTTATAAGGACATTGTTAACAAGTTGTAAATAAGTTGTTGCCATTAGTTTTCCTTGGTGTCTTTATAAGTAATCATTATAGACGATTCTCTTAGACTTGTCAATAGGTGTCTGCACTAGTGTTGTGCTTTTACAACAAACTGGAAGATCATAAATAGTGTAGCTACAACAGCCCAAGCACCCATGCCCATGTTTACCCACCGTTCAACCTTACGATCTACTCTGGTAATGCTCTTATCAAGTTCTTCTGTCTTTTCCTCAAGGTCGTCAATGCGAACACCTTGAGCAGTCTGACGCTCTTCAACGAGGATCAGACGAGTCACAGCATCGGTTAGTTTGTCTACTTTGCTTTCGATACGTTTCAAATCCTCGTTGAAGCCTGCATCCATGTTACTTCTTAGCCTTTTTCTTAGACATTCCAGCCTCTGACAAGGCAATCGCTACAGCCTGCTTACGGCTCTTGACAACTGGGCCTTTCTTGCCACTGTGCAGAGTACCTTCCTTGTACTCTTTCATAACTTTCTCAACTTTACTAGGCTTCTTCATCATAGGTTCCTCGCTAAGTATTCGTACATGTGGTAACAGAGCACAAGAAGGAAAGCAATAGCAAATAAATACAAACCGTTGGTAATCATCTCTTGTTTCCGATGTTTTGCAATCTTTGCTGCTTGCTCTCGCTGTCTTTTGATCTTAGTGCGTTCAGCCATCATTGACTGATAGGCTTCTTGTCCATACACACCAGCGATAAGAATATAGAGTTCATACTCCATCTTCTTCAGTCGCTCACGGTGCATTACGATGTCTAATGCTTCCTGCTCAATTGATCCTTTACCAAGAAACTTGCCTTTCTTGAGGTCTTGTTCTTTTTTGGCAGCACTTTCGTTAAAAGATTGGACAGCCGAGTACCATTTACCAAGCTGTCCCGCTACACTTTCTATTTCTTTGCCAGCCTTCACTAGCTTCTGTACGGTATTGAATGCCGTAACAGCTACTCCGAAGGCTGTCACTGGATCAATCACAACATCTCCTTAGGGCTGTTCAGGCCATTGAACATTCCAAGGAAAGCCCTCCTGAGCAGTTACGTCACGCAAAGCCTGACGATGTGCTGCCCAAGCTGCTTTGTCCACAGGAGCATCCGCCACCTGAGTCCAGTCACAGTCAGCAAGACGCTTGTTGCGATCATCACGAACTGCTTTGGCTTGCTCGGCATCCTTCTGAGCCTTGTATGCGGCTTCCTGCTCGGCAGCGGTTTGGGCAGGCTCAGTATCGGTCGCGGGGCGATCAGTAAAGATCGGGCCAAGAACGTGCTTGGTGTACCACTTGCCATCCACCTGCTCCACGCCTTGACGCATGGAGAACTGGTAGACCGTACCTCCGGTGGCCTGTGGGCCTTCAAAGACCACATCAGCCCCCAAAGCCTCTAGCACCTCATCTGTGGTGCGATCCCATGACGGGCCACCATTGTCCCGCGCCCAACGCCGGAGTTCATCCTCCAACATCACTTGGCCCGTGGCCCTGATTCTGATTTCCATGATTGCTCCTTATGCGTACTTGTAGAACGTAACAGTTGTCGCGCCACAAGTCCTGATTGCGTGTTGCGCGGGGCATCCAGTTTCTTTGACCATCTGAATCGCTGTCAATGCTCTCTGTCTTGCTTCTTGCTTCCATGCGTCAAGTCGCAAATCACTCATTGACAACCCAAACTCAGGCAGATACTTCTCAAGACTCCTGCGAGAGATTTTGAAAGTCTTTAGTTCTCTGACAACATCCTCACCCGCTATCTTGAACATTCTTGCAAACTCAGCCACTCGTTGTCGAGCAGATTCCTGCTGAACACTCTTTGGCATCTTTAAGCCTCGAAGACTCTCCCACTCGGGCGTGTAGTCAATCAAGGTGTTTGACCCAACGCCGTACTTTTTGGCAAGACTTCTCAAAGACGCGCCTTCAAATCGCTCGTCCAAGATGGCGAAGATGTATTTTCTTGTGCCATTTTTGATAGCCTCTGAAATCTTTGCCGCACTCTCTGGGGTATGAGGCTTAAAAATCTTTGGGCCACCAAATGTTTCAAAGTGGCAGTTGTATAGATGAGCCTTGTCCTCATCAAAAGCAGCAAACCACTCAGACTCTTTTGCTTCGATCTCATCGGAAGGCGCAGAGTCAACAACCCGAAACTCAAATGCACTCTCGCCGTGCTTCTTAAACGATGCTTGCAGGCGCGGATTGCCGTGAATGCCTCTACGCAACTCGGAGAAGTGACAACGCTTACGCGCAGCAGGGTTGTTAGTCCTGCCGATGTAGAACTTCCCCGAGTTCTTGTTCTCAATGACGTAGATGTATTCCATCAGGAAATCGCAAGCCCGATATATGTGGCATTGTTGACGTTCAAATTAAACGTGGTTTCCTGATTAACGATAAAACCAGTCGAGTCTGTGTCAATAGCATCCACACCAGTAACTTCCGCCGCTGTTGAGTTGAGATAAAGCGCAGGATCATTACCAGCAACTATCCCCCGTGCGCTATCGAAAATTACCCAATTCCCGGTAGAGTCGGTGCGCTTAATCAAAACTAGCCGACTTCCACCAGTAAACCCGCAGTTTATTGTCTGAGAAGAGCCGTTGCCAGTAAACGAAAACACCTTGCTCACGCCGGGGCAGGAGGCGAAGAGATAGGCAACGTAGGTATCGCCTCCATTATTTGCTCCCCCGCCTGCCGGGGAAACCGTAAATACAGATGAAGTTGGGGCGGTATTATTAAATACGTTTATTGAACCAAAATTTCCTTTTGCGTAATTTCTGTTCAACATTAGATAATCACTGTTCCCCCATCCAGAACCAGAAAACCCGCAATACCAATCATCAGCAGAA